CGCTGGTGCGGCCGGGCCAGCTTCCGGTCTGGCAGGGCGAGCGCGTGGTGGCGGCGCGCTGCGAGCGCTACCGCGAGTGGCGTCTTGGCCAGCGCCTGGGGTTGGCGGACGTGCCGGAGCGTTACCGGGGATCCAGTTTCGGTGCCTTCCGCATCGAAACCGAATCGCAGCAGGCAGCGTTCGACGCCACGGTCGGTTTCCTTGAGGCGGTCCAGGGGGGCGGCGCTCCCTGGCTCGTGCTCTGCGGCCCGCACGCGAGCGGCAAGACGCACCTCGCTTGCGCGATGCTGCGCGGCATCCCACGGACCATGCCGCGCAAGCGGTTCTGGTACTCCGACATGAACGAGCTACGGGTGGCGATGAAGGGGTACAAGTTCGACTCGGACGACGAAGATCCGATGGACCGTCTGCGCCGCACCGACCTGCTCGTGCTCGATAACCTCGACACCGGCAAGCTCGCGAAAGAGGCGTGGCTGAAAGAGCGCATGGAGGACGTGCTCTACCAGCGATGGAACCGGCAGCGCGCGACACTGATCACCACGCACGGGAGCCTGGCCGATCTGGTCGGCGCGTTCGCCACGATCACAACGCTCGGGAAGTCGCCGTCATGCAGCCTGGTGTGAAAAGTACATCCGCTCCGGTTCCGCTCCGCCCCGTGCAAGGCAGGGTGCCCCCGCACAACCTGGACGCCGAGGGGGCGGTACTCAGTGCCAGCCTGCTGAAGCCCGACGACTACGACGTGGTCGCTGGCATCGTGCAGGTCCAGCATTTTTACTCCGACGCGAACAGATGGATCTTCGAGGCTGTCGCCGCGCTGCATGAGGCGAGCCAGCCGGTGGACGTGATCACCGTCTCGACGTGGTTGAAGTCGCAGGATCGGCTCGCGCAGATCGGAGGCACGCCGTACATCGCGCAGATCATGGACTCGGTGCCCGCGGTTGCGAACGTCGCGACGTACGCCGAGATCGTTCGCGACGCATGGCAGAAGCGACAGCTAATCGCGCAGTGCCAGACGTTCGCGGCCGAGGCGTACGACACGCCGGTGCCAGCCCGCGAGCTAGTGCAGAACGCCGAGGCTTCGCTTGCCGAGCTAGGTGCGAGTGGCGCCGTGTCGGCGTTCGCTCGCGTGGGCTTGGTGGTGGCCGCCGAAGTGGACCGGATGGAGGAGGCGCAACGGCTCGGTCTGACCGGCTCGGGTGTCTCCACTGGGTTCTCGCGACTCGACAAGGCAACGGCGGGCCTGCACAAGGGCGACCTTTACATCATCGCCGCGCGCCCCGGTCACGGTAAGAGCAGCCTCGTGATGAACGTGGCGGCGCACGTCGCGCGGAAAGGCGACGAGGCGGTCGCCGTGTTCTCTCTCGAAATGCCCAAGGAGCAGATCGCGATGCGCCTCGCGTGCGCCGAGCGCGGCATCGACACGGGTGACGTGCGTCGCAACGTCCTGAAGGTCGAGCAGCGTGCGGAGCTACGGCAGTCGGTGCTCGACCTGACGCAGATGCCTCTCTGGATCGATGACACGGCCGGCCTCGCGTTGATGGAGCTACGCGCTCGTGCTCGGAAGCTGCAACGCGACCTCGCCGCTGAGCGCATGGGCGTGCCGTGCAAGCACCTCGGTCTGATCTGCGTGGACTACCTCCAGTTGATGCGCGGCACGCGCGAGCGCGGCGACTCACGCGAGCAGGAAATCGGAACCATCACTCGCGGCCTGAAGCAGCTTGCCAAAGACCTGAAGGTGCCGGTCATCGCGCTCTCGCAGTTGAACCGCGACACCGAGAAGCAGGGCAAGGACCACCGACCGAAGCTCTCGTCGCTCCGCGAGTCGGGCAACATCGAGCAGGACGCGGACAGCGTGTGGTTTATCTACCGGCCCGATATGTACGACAAGGACGTGGAATCCGGGCAGGCGGAGCTAATCATCGCCAAGCAGCGCAACGGTCCGCTCGACACGATCGAAATGCAGTTCCGTGGCTCGACCATGCGGTTCTACGAGCGCGTCGGGGGCGTGGACATGGAGCAGTTCGATGACTTTGACGATGCGCTCCAGGCGACGTAGACTGCGGGCGTCGGGTAGTCATGCACCCGTCCTCCTCGGGTTGGCCCGCCCGCACGCTCCGCCGTTGTCCCCCTTTCCCCGGTGTTGAGCGTGCGGGCACGGAGGCACCCGATGCCGATTTCTTGACGGCCCATGGGACGCCCCGTACCGTGTCCGACGTGCCGCCTCGATTCCGTTTTGCTCTTGCCGCCGCCCTGGCCAGTCTCGCCCTGTCGGGTTGCGGCGCGAGCGCCGAGCAGGTCGCGCTGAACGGCGCGGCCGTCACCGCCAACACCGCGCGCCTTGTGGTGCAGACCGCGGAGACGGGCGCCCTCGCCCTGTACCGCGCGGAGCAGACCTCGGCGGTCGATCTGGTCAAGGCGCAGAACGGCACGCGCGAGCAGGCGGAGGCCGCGGTGCGCGCCGTCCGCGCGAAGTGGACGCCGGTGTGGGATGCGATCGACGCCGCGACGGCGGCTCACGCTGCGTTGGCCGCCGCGATCGTCGCGTACGAGCAGGGCAAGAAAACCATCGCCGACGTGAGCCGCGCCGTGGTCGCGCTCGCCATTATCGAGCAGGGCACTGTCGCTGCCATCGAGCAGGCCAAGGGAGCACGCTGATATGCCGCTCGCGTTCGTTGCCTCGCTACTCCAGTTTCTGGCCACTGAAGCGCCGCACCTCGTGGACGAGGTTCGCAAGCTGGTCGCGGCATGGGCGGCGAAGAAGGGCATTCCGCACGATGCGCTACTCGCAGCGCTCGGACCGGTGGGCGATCAGGTGAAGGCCGTGGACGTTGCGGTCGATCAGCACATCGCGGCGCTTTGGGGCGACCAGACCCCCCCGGACGGGACGCGGAAGTAGCCATGCGCGTGAACGTTCCAATCACCGTTGCGTTCGACGTGGGCACCCCGGTGACCTGCGTGCCCGATCCGCTAGCGACGATGAAAAGCCAGCGGGTGCGACTGCTGGATGTGGTCGTCATCGGACCGCTGATGATCTGGGGCGGCGTGAAGGCAGGCGGGTTCGGTGGAACCGTGCTCGCTCTGTTCGGCCTCACCACCATGGGTTACAACGCACGGAACTACGCTCGCGTCCGCGACATGGCGGCTGCGCTGCCAGTGACCGCAAGCCCCCCCGTCGCTCAGTAGGAGACTCGCATGGCCATCACGTTCAAGGATCTGGTCAATCACCCGTACAGCTTCGCGATGGGCGTCGGTATCGCGAACGGCTTCCTCGCGGTGGGTCGCGGGAAGAAGATCGATATGCCGACTGCGCTCACGCTGAGCGCGATCCTCGGGCTCGGCGAAATGGCGCTGGTCATGTACGAGCCGGAGTCAGAGCGCTCCATGAGCTTGCAAGCGATCGGCGTCTACTCGGTGCTCGGTGTGCTCACGGGCCTCCTGCCATTCGTGTCGCCCGGTCACCAAGAGCACAACGGTGGCTTTCCGATTGCTGAGAAGGAACCGTCGGCGCGGATTCCGTTGTTCGCGAGCAACGCGCAGCCGAGCGCGACCACCGCGGTGAGCGGCTACTCGCGGCGGCAGCCGGTGCGCAGGCGCCGGTACGGCTGAGACGGATCGTGGCCGCGCTCGACCCGGAGAGGCTCTACTACCGCGGCACGCAGCGCCGCGACCTTGGTGGCGTGCGCGGCGCCCAGTCGTGGACCGACGCAATCGCGGTCGCGCTGATCTGGTCGGCGGTGCCTGCCGATCCGTTCTCGTCGTTGCGCGAGCGAACCAAAGCGCGGTTCATCGAAACGTCCACCGTGCACGCGGCGCACTTGGCGATGCGCAACCCGCTCGTGTTCGACCAAAACCAAGGCAGCGTCGGCGACATCATGCGCGCGCTTCGTTACGGCGAGCCCGACGGCATCGCTGACGACGAGGTGCGCAAGGTGTTCAACTACCTGCACAACCGGATGATGGGCAAGGCCGCGGGGGGCGAGTTCGGCTACGTTGTGTACGACGAGGACGGGGGCGAGATCGATCCCGACGATCGAGAGCTTTCGTTCGACATGAGTGACTCGCTCATTCGCGACATGCGCGACGAGTTCGAGTACGCCGACGAGAAGTTCGAGGTCGCGGATCGCATCGCCGCCGACGCCTACGTGTTCTTCGACTCCAAGACGGTCCAGGCCGTCGCGCGCCGGCTCGGATTCGACGGGTTCGTCTACTGGGACATCTTCGAGGGCTGCGAGTACGCCGCGCGCGATCTGTTCGGCGATGGAGTGGACTGCGCGAACATCGAAGGCATCGAGGAGAAGCGCGACGTGAAGTACGATACGGTGTTCACGCACCGCACGTACCGCCCGATGATGGAGGCGAGCGTCGAGCGGGTCTGGGATGCGTCGGCGCTCACGCTGCTGCCGGACGTGGTCCGATGAAGATCCTGCGCGTCGTGGACACTCGCGAGTACGAGGAAATCGCGGACGGCAAGTGGGCGGCGATCCCTGGCAGCGGCAACGCGCGCGAGTGCGACCGCTGCGGGCGGCTCCACGAGGTGCACGCCTACGTCGAGACGGACGACGGCACGACCATGATCGTTGGCACCGGCTGCATGGGGCTCGGGCCGGAGGTCGCGCGCAAGCTCGCGAGCAAGGCGGGGACGATCGCGCGGCTCATGGCGGAGCGCGAGCACGTGGCCGACTTGCTCACCGCACGGGAGGCGGCGCGGCGCGAGGCGGAGAAGCTCACGCCGCCGGAGCCGGAGTACCACACCAAGCCTTGGGGCTTGGTTGTCTCGGTCGGAGGACAGGACGCCCTGATCGGGTACCCGCCCGCGCCACCGACCCCGCATGACCGGACGCTTGCGCTCCAGAACGCCACGGCCTCGTGGCGCGCCCGCATGGTGGACGAGCTATCGGGAACGCGCACGCCCGACTACACGCTGAACGACCGCTTGAAGCAGATCGACAAGCGGCTCCGGGCTGCCGCCGGGTAGCGCAGCGCGCCCCCCGGGTTGCGCGCTGCTGCACCTGCGTGTACGTTGCCTCCCCGAACACGTGATAGCGCTCGGAATCGCGCCGGGGCTGCGCGCCCTCGGATACTCGGTGCTGTATTTCAACGGTGCCCCGCGGGCGGAGATTTTGGACAGCGACGTGCTCCACGCTGGCCGGGGCATCACGGTTCGCGACGCCATCGACGCGGCTCGGCGCATCCATTCCCACCGGCTGATTCTCGACGTGGTGCTCCAGCGGAACCCGCCCGCCGTGATGGTGCTCGGGCCGCAGGCGGAGTCGTCGGAACCGCCGGAGCACGTGGCCGTGATCCGCCTCGGTCTGATGGCGCTCGGGCAGGCGTTCAAGGTCGAGGTCATCGACCTGCACGACGTAGCGGCGCTCTACGCTGCGCTCGGCATCGAGAACGTGAAGGGCCTGGCGCCCTGTCTCCGCGCGGCGGTGGCCGGACCAGCCGTGGTGCGGGACCGGCGCATTTTGTTCGCCACGGCGGCAGCGGTGGCGGGTACGATGGGGCGGTCAAGAAACCCGCAGGACGGTAAGTGACACACTTTCACGATCAACAATGAGGCCCAAGCGGACCAAAAGCATGATCGCCGCGGGCGTCGAGTTTGCGCTGCCCGACGAAAAACTTTGCGGTACCTGTCATTCGTGGTTGCCCCGTGACCAGTTCGCGAAGTCCGCCAGTGGGGACGGTCGGCAGCGCCGCTGCCGGGAGTGCCACCGGCTTTCGATGCGTGCCTGGCGAGCACGGAAGCACGACTCGGCGCGATCGGTTGCCCGCTACCGCGCCGACCCGGAGTACGCGAAGCGTGTCCGCGCCCGCAGCCGCATCAAAATGCGAGTGAAGGCCGGCACGCTGCCGCGCAAGCCGTGCGAACGCTGTGGCGCCCCGGAGGCCCAGACTCACCACCCCGACTACGACAAGCCGACCGAAATCCGGTGGCTTTGCGTTGCTTGCCACGGGGCGGAGCATTACCCGGAGGCGCAGGTGGAGCCGGCGGCTCGCCGTGACGCCGCCACAGAGGGGCTCGCCCGCCTGGCCGAGAAGTACGCGAACCGCTGACCGCCCTTGCGCCGCGCAGGCGCCGACTGATACTTGGCAGCTATGCTGTCTCACCCGATCGTGCTGGCGCTCGTGTCGCTCTGTCTCGGTGTCGCCCTGGGCGTGCTCGCACGGCGCTACCGCGTGAGCCACCACGGGACCGTGGCGCTCGCGTCCCTCGACCAGCTTGCCGCTGCGCTCGCGGGGCTGGAACAAGACCTGGCCCACCAGCGCGGGGAGACGGAGCGCGCGCGATCCGAGCGGGACGAGCAGGCGCGGAAGGCTCGCGAGTATTTCGTGAAGATCGATGGCTGCGTGATTGAGGCCACTGAGAGCCGGCGCCTCCTGGTCCGCACCGGGGCCGAACACGGCAACGCGCAGGCGATGATGCTGACTGAAATCGAGAGCCTGGCCCGCCAGTACCAGAACCTGGCGGCGCAGTATCACCAGGCGACCGGCAAAGCGCCGCTGCGCCCCGAGCCGCGACTGAACCCGACCATCCAGATCGTCGCAGACGAGTTTCGGGAGAGCCACGTGGCCCCCTATCTGAACCAGCCCGTCCCTACCCCTGTCGCATAGCGGTTGCAGCCGGGGGGTTGATAGCAGGACGGGGAGGACTTACTCTCCGACCCGATGACGACGAACAATGAGGGGCCGGGCGCGGCCTCCGCGGTGCGCCATGAGGTCGAGGGACCACGTATCACCGACGCGCTCTACCAGGCGTTCAAGAACGAGCCGACTCCGATGGGCATGGATCCCACCGACGGGCTCCCCAAGCCGATCGTGTCGCAGGCGTGGAAGGATGCGCAGGCACCCGACCTGGACCCGTCGCGCTT